CTTCTACACCATGACGATCCTTGATGTTGAGGTAGGTGTTAGCTCGGTTGTATGAACGCAACACAGGATTACGTACTTCAGTGAATAGGCTATAGCCATTAAAATTCATCGTTATTATCTCCAGCCCTACGCTCTTTAGCGATGGCTTTTTCTTGGTTGGTCTTAACTGTATGACATGCGTCACACAGGAGTTGCAAAGATGCTTCCTCTACGAACATACGTTCAATGAGGCTATCCCATGACACCCATCCGATTGAAGGATCAATGACTGGTTCGATATGATCTACGTGAACATTCTTTACACGCTTACCTTCTACCTTAGTGGTAGCGGGGACTATCTCTTCACAACTTGCACACTTATAGAAGCCTCTTTCCACCCTAGCCTTGGCTAATGTAGTTTGAATCGGTGCCCACTTCTGAGAGGTACGCCTGAGGTTTCCACGAATGAATGATTTGAATGCAGCTTCAGTCCAGTTACCATTACATCTAGTCTTAGGTCCACTGGGTCTAGCCATTCATGTACTCTTTAGGATCAAACATCACCGGCCTTCCATTATTATCTCTCTCGCGAACCATCCAGAGAAGGTTGGATTGCTCTCGTAGCCTAGTTTTCCAATCTTCAGGATGTACTTTCTCGTATTCTTGTCGAACGACATTGAGCAATTCTTTCGTCGAGAGACAATCCAGAATAAGGCCTCCAACTTTAACTGGTCCATATCCACCCAATCCACCAATGGAATCAACAGGGTCGCCGGTGAACAGTTGGCTACAGAAAAACTTAAAGCCTCCTCCCACAATCTTTGGGGAGGATTTGGAACGATCAAGTACAATAGTTCCAAGGCTGTCATATTGGAGAGGCCCAAACTCTCCTTGCTTCCCACACTCCCAACCGTAGTGCCAGCCTTCAACTTGTCGTAAGTCTTTGTCTCTGGTACAGATGATGGAAGTGGGTAGTTCGGCATTGGCATTTCGTCTTGTTTGTTCGATAGCCATCTCATCGTCTGCTTCACAGCCAATAGATACGTGAGCGTCATAGACACCAATAAGATAAGCGCGAATATTATTATAGTGAATTGGCTTATCAACCTTACGTCCTCCTTTATAATCTTTAGACACAGCCATTGCTATTCGGAAGTTAGGCTCATAGGGAGGCAGGGAAGGCCGTACACGGCGTTTAGTCTTCCAGAGCCACTCATCCCCAGTGAGATAGATAAGGGGCTTCAGTGAGGCTCCTACAGCCTTACAGATGTCTCTAATCTTATAGTCAATGGCTTCTTCCACCCAATCCCAAGGACGGGGAATGATTTCCCCCGCCTCATTAATGTACTGAGCCGTAGCTCCAATCTCATAGACAAGGATGTCACCGTCAATCAACGCCTGCATTAATGTAGGATCGCTGCTGCTCGTTCTTCTGCCACCTTATACAGACGAAGGTTCTCTTCAGAAGACAGCTTCTCTACACTGGCTGGATCAATTAGAAAGAAGCCAGCAGCAGTGTTAATGTAATCACCTTCCATCTTATGAACGACGAGCTTGATACGCTGTGTCCAAGGGTCTTCCTCAGTGATGGGGAATGCCTTGACGTTAGCTACGAACACAGTGGAGCCTGTAGCGAGGCCATCAGCTTCGAGCTTGTCATTAACAATCTTGACAAACTCCATTGGGTTAATCCAAATATCTTCAATAGCCATTACCAATCGTCTCCATCTGCTGCATCGGCGGGTACGCCATGATTATTCTTTTCATCCTTCTGGTCAAAAGGGATGGAGTCGTCCTCGACAGCCTCCTTCTTCGTTACCTTAGTCGTAGCCTTAGCCCCACTCTTATGATCAGCAAGAAGAACCTCTAGCTTAGACCCTTCAAATTCTAGGCCACCCTTGATCCAGTCCTGAACGAATGGAGGAAGGCTAAGGAATACCTCAAGATCAGGCTCATCCATAGAGAACAGACGTGGAGCATTGACCAGTTTATTGAGCTTAGCTGCATCCTTAGGACGCATGGCAGACGTACCACCAATGTTATTATACTCACCCTTGACAACGATAGTAATCATAACAGGACGAGCAATAAGCTCAGCCCAATCACCATCAACTTCTTCATTCGGATCAAGTGCATAGTAACGCTTGGTTGAGTTAGCCAGATCACTGCTGAGATTATTCAGAGGGAAGCGTTCAGAGAACCAACGGGGCTTAGTCTCGTCAGGCTCACCATCTTCACCGGGCATAAACTCATCAGACAGTTCATATGTAGCCCACAGTTCATTCTTAGGGGTCTTAGCCTCTCCTGCATATTCCTGTGGCTGTAGGCCAAGGTCAATTACACCCTGAAGACGACCGGGATATACACCAGCCTCAATCAGTGGAGCTTTCTTACCGCCAGTATTCTTTACTTTACGTGCATTCATTGCCATGTATTATCCCTTTCTAATGGATGTCTGAGTATCTTGAGCCGAATTGTACATCAATTCCAAGCTCTCTGTTGAGGTTGAGTTGTTCATTGAGTTGGTTGATGGATGATCTAAGTAAGTTCTCGGCTTGTTCTCTGTACCCTTTGCGAACACAGAGTACCACTTCATCATGGAACTGGCCAGTGAGTTGTGGTCTATGCTTTCTAAATATCGAAACCCATGCATCGAAAACATATGACGCACTCCCTTGTACTAGTGTTGAGAAGATATCCTTCTCAAACCTGAGAGAATACCAGAACTTATTGATAGGATTGAACAGCCACATCTGTCCCTTTACAGTACGGACACGTTGTGCTTTAGCCGCTTCCTTAATAGCCCAATTCTTATCCCAGTAAGCTTTATGTACCATCTTGGCCATCTTGAGGGGGATGTCAGCAGTGAGGGCCAATCTTGGGGGGCCAGCTCCATACTGACAGGCATAGTTTCCGTTCTTGAAGATATCTCGTACAGGCTTGATACTCTTGTCCGTTCCATTGATGTAGCATTCCATCTGTTCAACGCTGATAGCTTTAGCCAGAACAGCAAGACTAAGATGTGGATCATATCCCTCCCTATTCATTTCGTTAACGTAATCTGGATCGTAATCGTAGATGTAGTGTTGCTTAAGTCGATCTTCAAGAGACGCCATATCGCTGCCACACAGTTCATAACCGTCGGGAGCGATCAATACACCACGAATTACATCACCGTAAGGCTTACCAACCTTGGGTAGGTTCACTACAGTCTTGTGTTTGAATCTGAGGGTGTTGGTTAGCCCAGCTATTTGAGCTTGAACATATCCGCTGCTATCCACGCTGGACATAAAGCCGTTAAGGATAGAAATACGGTGAGAAATAATCCCAAGTCCTTCGAGGAACTCAAGACCAGCGCAAACAGAATAGAGCCTCCTAACACTAGGGCAAATCCCAGCAGAATGCTCAAGATTGATTTGAGGTATTGAACGAACATCACCTGTATCCTTGTCCCTTACATATTTAAATGTCTCTGGCTTCCAGCCTAATGAATAGAGCCAGTCCTTTACTTGCTGAGAGGATGCAGGGTTACCCTCCACCTCATCAATCAGTACATCAATTGCTCCAGTAAAGGATTGTACTTCTTCGTCTCCATAGTCCGGATGGTTGTCTCTAACAAGTGCAAACCATCTAGCTCCTGTTGTAGAATAACTTCCATCTTTCTTAAATGGCCGTGCTGGACGAGATTTACTGGCATATTTTTTAACTTGTGGCATTGCACTGATAAGCTTTGACACAGTTTCATTCTGAATTGATAGTAGGCTTTCAAACTCTTTAGTACATCTGTCAACGTCGAGCTTCCATCTGCTTCTCTCCTGTTCTCTAGCACAATCCATCTTGTCTGCTAGATATCTAATGAACTCCCATACACCTTCCTCAGTGTCATAAATCTCATTGAGATAAGACCACATCTTATTCCATAGTAGGGTGTTGATACGAACATCTTCTTCACAACGATGGGTGTATTCTTCTAGTGTTTGGTTCTCCCAATCAGTGATGACTGGTTTCTGTATGCCAAGCATCTCACCCCATTCTTCTAGACCATGCTTAAGCAGCTCTGGATATAGATACCATGACAGTGCCAATGTATCTACTAACAGAGCGTCAATCTTAATGTCTAGTAGTCGTTCTAGATTAGGTATGTCCCATCTAGTGATGTTATGTCCTACTAATACCTTAGCCTTAGCTAAGAAACTTCTCATATCTTTATAGTCGGAAGTAGACTTCACCTTACCATTAGTGTTAGCTGATAGACAATGTATCTTGGTGGGAGTAAGCCCATCAGCTTCGATATCAAACACCCACCCTTCGATCATACCATACTACTCCCTGTTAATGCCACTAAGATGATGGCCACTACGATGTAAGGTAGTAGGAACTTGAGGATGGCTCTAGGATACTGCCACAAATACAGCATCATTCTCTGACACGTTTACGAAACGTTCTGACAACATCTCGTACAACATCGTGACTGACACTGGTTAGGTTGGCAATCTCCTGTGACTTGAATCCATAGAAGAAATACATATTCAGTATCTCTAAGTTACGTGGGGTCTGTTGACCAAACAAGTCGAGGATTTCTTTGGTGAGGATTGTATCACCCTGACTAGTAGCTTCCTCATCCTCTTCCTTCATCGTCACACCACGATCTTGTTCTTGTCGCTTGATATTGTGGATGCAGTTGTAGAGGATACGCTTGAACCAACTGTCAAAGTTGTCAGCCTCATTATATGTCTTGTAATAACGTAAGACACGGGAGAAGGTTTCTTGTACAGCTTCTTCTGCCAACACGAGAGAGTAGTCACCAACACGACGACGAGCTATCTTGATTAGAAGATTGTAGTTCTCCCTGTAATATGCTTCAATGATAATATTTTTATTCATATAGATTTTACTTCCTTCTCTATAATCTCAGAGAGGTTCCATTGTTTATTGAGATTTTTCTGATGATTCAAAGCTGGCTCTTTGTTATCAAACACTTCATCAATCCTACCATTCCGAGTTACAATCCAGACTAGCATTCTTTGAAGAGTGTCGTCTCACGGTTCCAATAGACAGGAAAGGTGCCTGTCTCACCGAACTCTCGGTCTTCTAGCAACTTGATATGACGGACGTTACGTTGTTCATCATTGAGTTCATCATCCTTATTACCTTCAATACCAAGCATAAGGTTGCATGAACGCATCATTGCTCGACTACCAGCAAACTGGGACGAGTAGATGTCACCACCAAATTCGTGAGGGCAATTGCCAATGCCAATAAACTTACCATCATGGTATAACTTCTCTCTCTTTTCACGAGTGATCATACCTTCAGGTGCCTTGAGATGGCAGAAGATAAAGATTACGATGTTGTAGTCCACGGCCATAGACGCCAGCTCTTGTGCAATTTCTTGAAGCTTGCTGTTAGCATCACCTGCGTTGTCCCCATTCGTGAGATTCGTAATCGGATCAATGAAGACGGCTTTGGCTCCCCATTCAACAGCACTAATGATGTCGCTTTTGAGGGAGGTCCAGCCCAAGTGCTGATAGAGGTTGACCATCGCAACCCTATCTTTGAGAATAACACCTGCCTTATCGTAAGCCTCGAAGTCAAACTCGCGCTTTGGGTCGTGAAACACTCTACCGACCACCTTCCCGGCAAGTAATTTGTAAGATTTAACATTGCTTTCCTCCGGCTTAGCCATGAATACCTTAACATCATGCTCTTTAATGAAATGGGCAGCAAGAGCATTAACAAACTCGCTCTTACCCATCTTAACACCAGCACCAATGTAGATTGACTCTCCATATCGAATGCCACGAGTGGTATCGTTCAGATGTTTCCAAGGCCAAGATAGATCACCCCAAGTAGGTTCTTTACGTCCTTCATCATGTAGAGAGGAGCCGAACACAAGCTTGGTAGTCTTTACTTCTTCAGTCCTGAAGGTTAGAGCGTTGAAAGCAGCCTTACTATGTCCCTTAGCGAGACATTCTTGTGCATCCTTACATGGAAGCACAGCAATCTTAGCATTAGGGAAGACTAGCTTAGCTTCTTTGACAGCTTTTTCACCAGCCTCATCGTTATCGAAACAGATTATAATTTCTCTGAAATATTTGTTGATTTCGTCTTTGCTTTTGGTTAGATCACGCCTAGCACTACCGCTACCGTGAGCAAGAGACACGACAGCAGGCATAAAGTCACGATAAGCTTCTTTAGTATTACGTTCGATGATTTTGGTAAGCGCGAGGGCATCATCTTCACCTTCCACAATAATTAGACGCTTGGCACCAGACTTCTTAGCCATCCCCCAACCAAACAGTTCTACATTCTTGAGATTACCAATGGACCAGAACTTCTTCTCTCCATCTAAGCTCTTTATCTTATAACCTGATAGCTTTTCATCAATGTAGTATGGATAGTACATAGCTGTAGGTGTTTTACCATCAGCTTCATTGACAGAAGTTTTAACACCGAAGAGT